CTCAAGGAAATGCAGGACATGAAGATGGACAAGCTGTTAGTCTCAGCCAACTTCGAGGAAGTGGAGCAATCGCTCAACTCAGCGATGCAGTCATTACACTTGAACGGAACAGCATGGCTGAAAATGAGCTGGAACGACACCGAACAAAAGTGTCTGTTGCAAAAAATAGATACAACGGTTTTACTGGCCCTGCCTGTGAACTCGTCTATGTGAAGGAGACAGGAAGAATGTTAGAATCAGAAGAAGATGTATTGTGAGCGATAGAAAAGAGAAACAAAAAGCCTACCATAAAGAATGGTGGGCACGTAACGGAAGAGATCGTAACTTACAAAAAAGATACGGTATCGGTATTGAAGAGTATAAAGCAATGTATGAAAAGCAAGAGGGAAAGTGCGCTATTTGTGATAAGGATTCAACTTCTGTGTTTACAAAAGGAGCAGTTGGTTTTGAACTTTGCGTAGATCACTGTCATAATACAAGTAAGGTTCGTGGATTGCTCTGTGAGAACTGTAATACAGGAATTGGAAAGTTAAATGACGATCCCTCACTTTTACGTAAAGCTATTGACTATTTGGAGATTACAAAATGACAGCATGGCATGGCGGTAAAGGCTCAGGTAGCCGCCCTAAACAAGTGAGCAACGAGGACTATGCAAACCGATGGGATGCTATCTTTCAGCGAGATAAGCCTAAGGAAGAACCCATTGGTAAGGCCTTGGAAGAAGAACCGTTGAAGGATGACGACAATGATTAACGCAGAGCAGTTGATCGTAGGAGCTACCGGAGTAGGCTACCTCATCGTAGGTGTGCTACAATGGACTAAGGGAGAAATCTCTAATGGGATGATCTGGTCAGGGTATGCCTTTGCTCAGATCGGACTTTGGTTGAACATTAAGTGAGGAAGACATGATAGAAAATATTTTAAAGGATAGATGTGTATATCTTCCTAATACAGGAGATATTGTATGGAGAAGTGACTTAGGAAAAGCCAAGGAAGGAGCAAGAGCAGTATTCTTCAGTAAAAAGACAGGATACGGCTCACTTCGAGTAAAACATCAAGGAATCAGATATACTTTTATGGCTCATCGAGTTGCATGGTTGTTGCATACAGGTGAGTGGCCTAAAGGAGTCATAGACCATATAGATAACAATCCTTCTAATAATGCTATATCTAATCTAAGAGATTGCTCTCAGTCTCATAATTTGGCGAGGCGTAGGATGAAAGAAAAAAAACTTCCGAGGGGTGTAACTTATGTACACAATAATAAAAAAAATCCATATGTTGCTCAGTTCAGGTGTAAACATATAGGGTATTTCCCAACGCCTGAATTAGCCTCTCAAGCTTATGAACTTTCCTTTGAGAAAGAATTTGGAAAAGAATGGAGAAATTGAATGTGCGCTGATATTTCAATGTGCGAGGGAGGGGAATGCCCTCAAAAGAATACATGCTACCGCCACACAGCCTTTCCAAATGAGTACCGACAATCTTACTTTGTAACGCCTCCTTATCAGATGGACGGATGCCCTTATTACTGGAAAATGGAAGAACACGATTATGCGGATCGTACTGGACGTCGAAACAAACCTAGCACACGACAAGATTCATGTGGTAGTGACGAAGAACATTGACACTGGAGAAGTAAAGTTATGGAAAGCAGCCGACAGCCTGCGGGAGTATTTAAAGGACGTGTCGTTGATAGTCATGCACAACGGCATCGTTTTCGATGCACCAGTATTGAATCGCTTATGGAAGACGAAGATTCGTTTGAATCAAGTGTACGATACGTTGATAGTAAGCAGGCTTCTCGACCCGAGCCGCGAGACAGGTCACAGCCTCGAAGCATGGGGGAATACTCTAGGCTTTCACAAGATTGACTACGCTGCTGTATGGCAGTGGATGATGGACAGGAAAGAGGAGTATAAGAATGAATGTTTCGACTATCCTATTGACAACCTTCTTACTGATTACTGTATTAGGGACGTTGAAGTTACTGCTAAACTGTATCTCAAACTGGTCAATGACTTTAATGAGAAACAGTTTAGTCTGGAGTCGTTGGAACTTGAACACAGTGTTGCAGCTATCATTGCTCAACAAGAAAGGAATGGCTTTAAACTTGACCAAATCTACGCAACCTGCTTACTTACTGACATCAAATCAAGAGTGGCTGAGATATATGAGCGAATGCAATCACGATGGCCTCCGGTCACATTTGAACGATACTCTGACAAAACTGGAAAGCGACTCAAAGATTCCATTGTTACTTTCAACCCCGGAAGCAGACAGCAGATTGGAGAACGATTGAAGGAACTTGGGTGGAAGCCTAAGACCTTTACACCTACAGGTCATCCGATTGTGGATGAATCTGTGCTTGATGAAATTATTAAGGAGTGTTCGTGATGTTTATCAGTAAAGAACAACAAATAGTTGTTGAAACTCGTCAAAAGATGGGTTATGATTGCGAAAAGATGGATAACGGTTTTTGGCTTTGCTTTAGAGGACGCCATAAAATGATTATCAATGGCTGTGGGTGGGATACTTATACGGGGGTACGATGAATGAGCTTTCACTATTCGCGGGCGCTGGTGGAGGATTACTTGCAAGTATGCTCCTCGGACACAATATTGTATGCGCTGTCGAACGAGATGAGTACTGTATTGAGGTTCTCATTCAACGGCAAAACGAACGAGCTTTATCTCCGTTCCCGATTTGGGACGACATATGCACGTTTGATGGAAGACCGTGGCGTGGAACTGTGGACTTGGTTTCTGGAGGATTCCCCTGCCAAGCGTTTAGTTCAGCAGCAAGAGGTAGAAATATTGCTGAAAAAGACTTATGGGGAGAAATGTGTAGGGTTATCCGAGAGATTGCGCCTAGAGTTGTCTTTGCTGAAAATGTTTCCGAAAGAGCGATATTACAAGCACAGGACGACTTGTTGGAACTCGGGTATAACAGTAAATATATCAAACTTTCAGCGAAAGACGTTGGTGCAGACCATGAAAGGGATCGATATTGGCTACTTGCATACACCGACTACTATGGCGAACTTTGCCGCACCTTCAATGCAAAAGCATCGGTCGTGCAGGAATTACGTAATAGTGTTTGGGAAACCTACCCCGGAGAATTTCGAATATCTGATGGCGTGGCCTACAGGATGGACAGACTTAAAGCCCTTGGAAATGGACAAGTTCCAATTGTGGCAGCAAGCGCATGGTGTGAACTTCATAAAGCAGTAGTATGAAAGACAAACAAGCTCTTAAAGAAGCTGCTGAACTTATCAAAGAGTATCTGATGCTCAACAAGCGTATCAGTCAGATTGAGTCATGGATGGAAGCTGTGGGTAAGGATGGTAGAGTTCACGGGAAAGTTATTACCAACGGCGCCGTGACCGGTAGGGCTACTCATTCATCACCAAATCTTGCCCAGATACCTAACACCTCATCTGTGTATGGTGCTGAGTGTCGTCAGTGTTGGACAGTAGAGGAAGGGAATGTGCAGGTTGGTGTTGACTTATCTGGTGTAGAATTACGGTGCTTGTCGCACTATATGCAAGATACTGAATGGCAGCGTGAATTGTTGGAAGGTGACGTACACTGGAAGAACACACAGGCTTTTGGCTTGGTTCCTATGGGTACGTTGAAGGAAGACACAAAGGAGCATAAAGATGCACGTAACTTGAGCAAGACACTGACCTATAGTGTACTGTACGGAGCAGGGGCAGCTAAGGTTGGATCTACTGTCGGAGGATCAGCGAAGCAGGGAGCTAAACTAATTGACAACTTTTTGAATAACACACCTTCTTTGAAGAAGTTGAAGGCAAAGGTTGATAAGTTAGCGGCTAAAGGCTTTGTTCCAGCTATTGATGGTCGAAAGATTTGGGTTCGATCTGAACATGCTGCTTTGAATAGTCTGTTACAATCAGCAGGAGCTATTATTGCAAAGAAGTGGATCGTATGTTTTACTGATGAGCTGAAGTCGAAGAAAATACCTTATAAGCTACTCGCATGGGTACATGATGAGGTACAATTAGAGACCCCAGCAGAATACGGAGAAATTGTGGGAAAAATTGTTGCTGATGCAGCTACGAATGCGGGTGAGCAGTTAAGATTCCGTTGTCCTATTGCTGCTGAATATCGAGTAGGGAAGAACTGGTATGACTGCCACTAAGTATCCTCAGGGTTACTTTAAAGATAAAGCTTGTAAAACTTGCGGGAGTGTTTTTACTCCTACAAATCCATGCAATATCTATTGTAGTCCTAAATGTAAAGGTAAAAATTCTTACTACAAGCGTAACTATGGTATAACTGATGCTGATCTGGCTGCTATGAAAATAGAGCAAGACAACAAATGTTATCTATGTCAAAGTGAAGGTTTTCTGATTGGTAAAAATAACCACAACGAAAAACTAGCTGTTGATCATTGTCATAAGACAGGCAAAGTCAGGAAACTTCTTTGTCACAACTGCAATAGAGCTTTGGGCCTGTTCAAGGACAACCCAGAACTGATGCGTAAAGCAGCAGACTATATTGAAGAAAATAATTGTAACAACCCTTGACATGACGTTAAAGTGCTGTACAATATTAGGTAATAAGCGCCTGTGGTGAAACTGGTCAACACAGCAGATTTAAAATCTGCCGCCGTAAGGCTTACCTGTTCGAGTCAGGTCAGGCGCACCATAAAGACAGATCGGAAAGACGGTCACTTTCATAACATTTAAAGGAAATTTAAAATGGATAACAAACCAGTCAAGATCGCAGGCCAGTTGTTTTGGAGCAATTGGATGAAAGAGTTCAATACTAAATTTAACAGCGAGAATGAAAAGTACGAATGTACACTGGGTATGCTCTCTGACAAGGCTTGTGAGGCTCTGAAGGAACAAGGTATCGTGATCAAGAATAAGGACACAATGGGTAACTACATTGTTGGTAAGTCTAAGTTCTTGTTCGAGCCTGTGGACGCTGAAGGTAATCCAGTGGCTATCGAGAAGATTGGTAACGGCACTAAGGTGACAGCTCTGGTAGGCTCCTATCGCCATAAGATGTCAGCTAAGTTCGGCTCTGCCCCTTCGATCAGTAAGTTGATTGTTACCGACTTGGTTGTCTACGGTGAAGATGCCGAAGGTGACGATGACGACATCCTGTAACAAGGAACCTAAGATTGCTCTTGTCGATGCTGACTTTCTCGTGTACCGTATCGGATTCAGTACGGAAGACGAACCAGTTGGCATCGCTAAGGCACGATTAACGGAGTGGTTAGAAGACTTTATCTATGTGAATCTCAAAGCTGACGAATATACAGCTTGGATCACAGGTAAGACTAACTACCGTTATGACATTGCCAAGACAGTGCCATACAAAGGCAACCGTAAAGATGTTCAACGACCTAAGCACTACGAAGCCCTAAGGGAGCATCTAGTCAAGCGTCATGGGGCTATCGTTACAGTTGGTGAGGAAGCTGACGATACCGTAGCCATTGCGTCCACGAAGCTGTTAGATCAGTGCTGGATTGTGCATGTGGATAAGGATCTCGATCAGCTTCAAGGATGGCACTACAACCCTGTAAAGGATGAGAGATACTATGTCGATGAGTTCACAGCGTATGAGTCGTTTTCGACGCAACTTCTCACTGGAGATAGGATTGACAATATCCCGTGCTTGGCAGGCATTGGCCCGAAGAAGGCAGCTAAAGCTCTCCAAGACGCAAAGACGAAAGAAGACCTCTTACGTTGTGCGTGGAAGAAGTATCAAGAACTGGGGCATACGCTGGAGTATTTTACTGAACAAGGACAGCTCTTGTGGCTGAGACGATATGAAGGAGAGCTATGGCAACCGGACGTAAAATTACTGCCAAACAAGTTGCAACTAAGTACGGATTCCGCAGCGGACTTGAAGAAAGAGTAGCGGAACAACTGGATCAGTTAGGTGTGTCTTATACGTATGAGAAGGTTAAGTTGAAATACATTCGACCTTCCTCTGAACATATCTATACGCCTGACTTTGTGCTTGCCAGTGGCATCATTGTTGAGACTAAGGGAAGATTTCTCCTAGCTGATCGTATGAAGCATTTGATGGTCAAGAAACATAATCCAGAGTTAGACATTAGGTTTGTATTCAGTAATTCCAATGCACGTATCAGCAAAGCGTCTAAGACAACGTATGCTATGTGGTGTAGGAAGCACGGATACAAGTTTGCTGATAAGACAATTCCTCAGGAGTGGTTAGATGAGAGTTAAAGCATATAACAGGGAAATTCACTATGACTTCTCTAAAGAAGAAGTAGATTTCTTAAAGCTCTTAGAGCTATGGGATGAGCTCAAAAAGAAGTTGAAGCCTCACGAACGAGTGACGGTTGAGGGATACGAAAGGGTTGACAGTGAGTAATGTAAATTTGGTATGCTATTCCGTACCTGCTCCGGGGCTGGTTGAGAAGGGCATTAAAGACGCTCAAGACCTCTTAGCGTTCATGGCTCGTGTCTCTAACCCGGACAACCAGTATGCAACAGAGTCAGGCCCGAAGTTGTTGAAGTACTTGATTAACAATAAACACTGGTCTCCTCTGGAGATGGTACACTTGTCAATCGAGATCGAGACAACGCGCGACATTGCACGACAGATTCTGCGACATCGTAGCTTCAGCTTCCAAGAGTTTAGCCAGCGGTATGCTGCTGTACAAGGTTTTGAGTTGTCTGAGGTTCGCCTACAGGATTCTAAGAACCGACAGAACAGCCTTGAAGTAGGTGACTCTAGTCTACATAACTGGTGGTTTCAAGCACAGAAAAGGGTTCGTGATGACGCTGAGTTGGTTTATAACATGGCTCTTGCCAAAGGGGTTGCCAAAGAGCAAGCACGAAAGCTACTGCCTGAAGGATTAACCATGAGCAGGATGTACATGGCAGGTAATCTGCGTAGTTGGCTTCACTATGTGGATATTCGCTGTGATGCGGCTACGCAGAAGGAACACCGAGAGGTTGCTGAACAGGTGAAACTGATCGTCTGTGAACAGTTCCCTGCCGTTAAAGAATTGTTTTATGCAAAGGAATTGACTAATGCTTCTAAATGAATATCAGGAACTAGCGTTCAAGACAGCGATGGAGACAGCTAAGAACCCTGCTTACATGATCTCTAACCTCACCTCTGAAGCCGGTGAAGTTGCAGGTAAGTATGCCAAGTGGATTCGAGATGGTGTCTTGGACGAAGAAGGAATGCAAAAGGAAGCTGGTGATGTGCTCTGGCAGATCGCTGGTCTATCTACTGTAATGGGCTGGAGCTTGGCGGATATTGCCAGTAAGAACCTTCAGAAACTAGCAGCACGTAAACTTAACAATACCCTCACAGGGTCAGGAGATGAACGATGATTGATAAAGACGATATTGACCAGACATACAGCTTTACCTATACAGATTGTAACGGTAAAGTACATACTAAGACAATTTGTACACCCGGAGATACATGGCATGAATGCATGGATGACTATGTAAAGTTCTTGGAGTCAGTGTTTGGGTATGCTATCAAGCATCAGGTACGCTTGGAAGAGCCGGTGTGGTTGGGTGCGATGTATGCGAACCACCCTGGCTATCTTGATCCTTGGACGGGTGAGTACTTCATTAAGGATGAAGAAGTCGGTGAAGATCATTTGAGCGATTGGTAAATATGAAGATCCTAGTTATTCCTGACTGTCAAGTCAAAGAAGGGGTATCTCTGGATCATCTGGAGTGGGCGGGGAAGGCTATCTGTGACTATCGACCAGATGTGATTGTGAACATCGGCGACTTCGCAGACATGCCCTCCTTGTCTACCCATGATGTCAAAGGGTCTAAGTACTTTGAAGGTCTTCGCTACAAGAAAGATGTAGAGGTGGTTAAGGAGGCTATGAAGAAGCTTCTGAAACCTCTGCGTGACTTGCAGAAGACTCAAAAGGAATCCAAGCACAAGGTGTATAAGCCTCGCATGGTGCTGACTCTTGGTAACCACGAGAATCGTATCAACCGTGCTGTGAACAATAACCCTACACTTGAAGGACTCATCAGTGTTAAAGACTTGGATTACGACAAGGATTGGGAAGTACATGAATTTCTACATCCTGTATTTCTCAACGATGTTGGCTTTAACCATTACTGGCCAGTTGGTGCTATGGGCCGTCCTGCTGGAACCGCTTCGGCGATTGTCAACAAGCTGCACATGAGCTGCATTGCAGGCCATCAGCAGGGGAAGCAGATTGCCTACGGTAAACGCGCTGATGGTAAACCTATCTGTGCTATCATCGCAGGTAGTTATTATCTGCATGATGAAGACTACATGGATCAGCTCTCTAACCGTCACTGGCGAGGACTGCTGATGTTAAACGACGTTAAGGATGGCGGCTTTGATGAGATGCTGTTGTCGATTGACTACCTTGAAAGGAAGTACAGTGAACAAGTGTGATACGTGCTTCTACGCACTAAATGATAAGGACTTAGAAACTCCGTGTATTACCTGTACCGGATACTCTAACTTCGTAAAAGGAGATTTGTATATGACACCTAGTCACTCAGCGCAGCCTTTAAAGGAAGCTATTGATGATTGGTTTGCGAAGACTAACGGACTGTCTCCAACAGATTTCTTGTATAATCCAGTCTTGGACTACGACACAGTGGAGAAGCCTAAGCACTATATGCTGTTTGAGGATCAAGGCATTGAGGTGCGGGATGTCATTGAGAAGCTAGTGAGTAAACTAGATGACCATGTAGGTATTGAAGTGCCCTACTCTCCTCTATTCACGCCTGACTACGTACAGATGATGCAGTACCTGATGCGCTTTATGGACAAGAATGGCGTGGAGGACTTGAAGAAAGCTCGATGGTACTTGGACAAGTTGATTGCTAGTTATGAATCTGACCTTTGAAGAACTTAAAGAGAAGCTTCAACGTATTGATGAAGTCACGCTGTTGGAGTTGCTTAATATCCACAGTGATGACATCATCGAGCGCTTTGAAGACTACATTGAAGATAAACAAGAACAACTGATGAGAGAAATTTACTGATGCGTAACCTACTAACGAAGAAGACAACATACACCTTCGACTATCCAGAGGCGCTGGCCTTTGCAGATAAGCAGAACGGTGTGTTCTGGACTTTTGACGAAATTGATTTGGAAAAAGATGTACATTCAATTCTTACCGACTTTACTCCTGCTGAACGGCATGGTGTTACTACTTCACTTAAACTCTTCACCAAGTACGAACGTATTGTTGGCGATGAGTATTGGTCTGGTACTGTTAAACCTAACTTCCAGCATCCTGATATTGGCCTGATGGCTGATGCCTTTTGCTATTTTGAAAGTAATGTCCATGCTCGCTTTTATAACCGCATCAATGAACTACTTGGATTGGCTACTGAAGAGTTCCATCAATCTTGGCAGTATGATCCTGTACTGGCTAGCCGTGTCGGGTACTTGGATGCTATTGCTGGTAGTCGTGATATTCCCCTTTCCTTGGCTGTCTTCTCAATGATGGAAGGCTGTATCCTGTACTCTAGCTTTGCTTTCCTGAAACACTTCCAGAGTAACGGTAAGAACAAGCTGAGTAACCTCGTTGCAGGTATTAACTTCTCCGTGCGAGATGAGAATATCCACCACGAAGCAGGTGCTTGGTTGTTCCGCACCTACATGGAAGAGAACAAGCTGGATAAGGAATGGATGAGGGAGCGCATTAATGTTGCAGCGAAGGCTCTGGTGGATCATGAACATCGCATTGTTGACCTGTTGTTCTCTCACGGGGACATTGAAGGTATCAACGCTACAGCCATGAAAGCCTTCGTCAATGCACGAGCTAACATATGCTTAGGCAATTTGGGCTTTGACAGTATCTTTGATGAAACTGGTGATACAATCTCTGAGTGGTTCTACATTGGTATCAGTACCTCTGTTATACACGATTTTTTCGCTAAGGTTGGCAATTCTTATAATCGTAAATGGAATGAAAAGGGCTTTACATGGTAAACACACCAGTGTTGGAAAATAAGTATGAATTCCTGAGTGCAGAGCGTAAGCGTCTGCAACAACAAGGACTTCTGCCTACTTGGTATCAAACCGGAGGATGGGGACTGTTCAAGAGTAAGTACATGGAAGGCTCAACAAGCTTTAAGAACCGTGTAGAACAGATCGCTGCTACGGCAGCTAAACATGCACCTAAAGACGGAGTAGATTGGTATGCAAAGTTCGTTGAAGTTATTTGGAACGGCTGGCTTAGTCCTTCAACGCCTACATTGGCTAACTTGGGCACTACTAAAGGGATGCCTGTCGCTTGTAGTGGTCAGTACATTGGTGATTCTGTTGCTGACTTTTATGGTGAACTACTTGATACTGCTGTGCTCACTAAGAATGGCTTTGGTACTAGCGGGTATCTGGGCGACATTCGACCACGGGGCTCACAGATCGCCACTGGTGGCACGGCTTCGGGAGTCTTACCAGTCTTTCAAACCTTCGTAGATGCTATGAAGCGAGTGACTCAAGGGGTTGCTCGTCGAGGAGCTTGGGCAGGTTATCTTCCTCTTGACCATCCTGACTTTAACGAGTTGGCTGACTGGGTGAAGAATAACCCTGATGATGCTAACGTAGGTTGGACAGTCAGTAATGACTTTATGGAGTCATTGGACAGCGGTCATCCTGAAGCTATTGAGCGTTATCAGAAGGCGTTGAAGCTGAAGATGTTGACAGGTAAGGGTTACTTCTTGTTTACCGATAAGGTCGCTGAAGCCCGCCCTGATATGTACAAGGCCCATAACTTGGATGTTAAAGCCTCTAACCTGTGTACGGAGATCATGCTGCACAGTGGTGAGGAAGAGACATTCACCTGTATCTTGGCATCAATGAACTTGGAGAAGTATGATGAGTGGAAAGACACGGATGCTGTATTTACTGCGACAGTATTTCTTGATTGTGTTACTAGTGAGTTCCTGTCGATGGCTGCTGGCAAAAGAGGCTTTGAAAAGGCAGTGGCGAGTACTGAAAAGAGCCGTGCGCTAGGCTTAGGTGTCTTGGGTTGGCACTCGTTGCTGCACAAGAAAATGATTCCTTTTGAGAGCTTCACAGCTCGTAAACTTAACGTGGAGATATTTGATGGACTTAACAAGAAATCAGCAGAAGCAAGCCGGTATCTCGCAGAGCAGCTTGGAGAGCCTGAGTACTGCAAAGGGTACGGATTGCGCAACACTCATCGACTGGCTGTCGCACCAACCATGTCAACCTCTCAGCTCATGGGCGGAGTATCGCAAGGCATCGAACCTTTTATTGGCAACGTATTTGTCCAACAAGGCGCAGGTGGGGAAACAATCCGAGTAGTGCCTGAGCTGCTGGAGATCATGAAGCGTGAAGGTGTGTACAGTCGTGAGACATTGCTTGAGATTGCAAGTCACGATGGTTCTATCCAACACGTTACATGGATGACTGAGGCTGAGAAGGAAGTATTTCGTACAGCGTTTGAGATTGACCCTTACGTCATCTTGAACCAAGCGTCTGAGCGTCAGTTGTATATCTGCCAAGGTCAATCTATCAATCTGTTCTTCGGTGCAGATGATCCAGAGGAACATATCTCTGCTGTCCACAAGGCAGCGTTTAAAGATCCTCTTATCTTGAGTCTATATTACATTCGTACAAAGGCAGGCGTAAGTGCCAGCTCTGGTGAATGTGTTGCCTGTCATGCTTGATGTTTAAATCAATAAGAGAAGGATACTGAATGAAAATTGAAGTATATAGCAAGGAGAATTGTCCTGCATGTACGGCTCTGAAGGCTCGCCTGAACAAGGATGGCGAAGCCTTTACAGAGATCGTAGTAGGTGTTGACCTGTCTCGTGAGGACTTCCTTGAGAGGTTCCCACAGGTACGTCAGATGCCTCATCTAGTGTTTATCAACGAAGCTTAACCAAGGAAGTATTAATGGCAACTAAGCAAATGAACCGAGCTATTCCAGCTAAGGAGTTGACTCCTCGTGAGAAGGTAAGTAACAGTCTGAAGTTGAAGCTGGATGACATGACAGTCATTAAGCCTAAGACTGAGAAGCAGATGGACTTCTTTGAGGCGTATCAGGCCAGTAACTACTTCATGGCATTGCATGGTGTAGCAGGTACAGGTAAGACATACATTGCCTTGTACAAAGCTTTGGAAGAGGCTATGGATCGTAACAATCCCTTTAACAAGGTGACTATCATCCGTAGTAGCGTTCAAGGGCGTGACATGGGCTTCTTGCCGGGAGATGCAGATGAGAAGATGGAGGTGTATATCCAACCCTATCGTCAGATCTGTAGTGACCTGTTCAAGCGTAAGGATGCTTGGGATCGGTTGGTAGAGCAAGGACATATTGAGTTTGTGTCTACCTCGTTCATCCGAGGTACTACCTTCTCTAATAGCATCATTGTCGTGGATGAAGTTCAGAACATGACCTTCGAGGAGTTAGATACCATCATTACCCGTGTTGGTGACAAGTCCAAGATTATCTTCTGCGGCGATTACCGACAGACTGACCTGAAGAAGAAGGATGACAAGAGCGGTATCCTGAAGTTCTTTGACATTGCAGGCTTGATGAAGGAGTTCATTCGTATTGAGTTCCACATTGAGGATATTGTTCGTAGTTCACTTGTTAAGAACTACATTATTGCTCGTGTTAAATATGAGGATGGTGAATAATGGCTAAAGCTAACGAAGGT